ATGTGCCATTCGGTATAGCCGTAAGTGTACGGGGTGTCTTTATGCGGCTGAATGCTGATATATGTGCCGCTCCACCAAGGGACTACTGCACCGCCGAAGCCGCATGCAATCGCCCGGATCGGGCGGTAGTCCTGATTCCTGAAACGATTCGGTAATTCTTCTGTTGTGATGATTGTTTCGATGTTGGCTTTAAATGAATAAACGGTGTCAAGCCTTAATTCCACATCGCCGCCGCGTTGACGGTAGGCAATGGCGGCACCTCCTTGCCCTTTGCTCCCTGCTTTCACGCCCTCGATTACGGGGAGCGGAATCCAGCCCGTATCGTATGGTTCAACAATATCGGCAATAATTTCGATGGCTGAAGGGATGGCGCGTCCAGTTTGAAAACTTTCGTCCGATGATGGGCAGGCATACGCGTCGCCATACCAAACCTGTGATGACCCACCGGCATCAAGGGCAACCGCTGTTACACAACCTTCGTCAGTCATGATTTGCGCCGATTCCTGCAATGTTGCACCGTATGAGCCGCTGATACCCTCAAGATTCAGAAACACAAGGCTTTTATCGGCGCGTTGACCGATGGCGGCGCGTGCGCTCAAGTATGTGTCAGGGTTTTGAATAACGTTACCATTTTCAACCAGTGCAGGGCCGCGCGCAAAACTTGCCGTCCATAACGCGCCTTCTGCTACCCACTTCGCGGCATTCTTGCCGTCCTTGCTTCGTGCAATCTTCAGGTTACCGTTCTTCATCCACACAGCGGCGGCATTGGTGTCATAGTCTGTTTTTGCCCAATCCCGATGCACTTCGCCGTCAATAATTTGCAAGCCTTGCAATGCACTTTTGTCATCGACTGGCGGCGTTATCCAGCCATCACAGCTTAACAAGATTCTCGATTTGCTATGACCGACAAATTCATGCAGCTTTTGCAGTTTAATTTTCTTCTGCGCGTCAGGCTCGCCAAGAGTGATTTTGCCTACACAGCCTGGCTTAGGATTAATGACCTCTGTAATATTCCAGCGTTTTCCGTCACGTTGATGGTATCGGCAGCGGACGATGGTTTTTTCGTGATTATCGGTGTATGAGCCGTCAAAATGGGCAAAAGATTCATCGATTGGCAACCAGCCGGGCAGGTCGGGGATGTACCGGCTTTCGGCATGCCGACGGTAAAGCAAGCCTTGGGCAATAATCACATGCCCATCCGGCACCCAAACTAAATTGTGCTGGCTAATTAAAAAGTCTTGACGCGTTTTAAAAGACGGTAAATTAATATAATGTTCTGCCAAAAAAGATTTAAATTTGTCTGCTCCGGACTGCCCACCAAAATCAGCAATATCCAAATTTCGCATCGACGATACGCGTTTCCAGCGTATGCCATTTTTACTGACAATAATGGTTCCTCCATTGTCAGTACTCGTTTTGTCGGATTTATCTGCGACAAACAGCCCACCACCAATACCAGGGGTAGACGCGTAATAACCACTCACATTGACATATAAACTGTTACTTTCGTAGTTTCTTAATTCATTTACATCTTTGACTGATGCACTTTGGGAAGCGAGGTAATCCACAACAGCTTGAGGAGTGACTGCATAACCACCATCATCCTTATGTCTCACGATGTCAGAAGTTAGTTTAGTAACCCCCGCTTTGAGCTCTGTAGCTGATTCAACGGATTTTTTATATTTATTAAATTCATCTTCTTGATTTTCATACTTCTTCTTCAAATACTGCGTCCGTGCGGCCAGTTCCTTGGCCTGCCGGTTGGCAATGCCATTCGGCCCGCCCAATACCGGGTCGGTGGTTTCCAGCTGGTAGATACCTGCCGCCCATTGCGGGTTGTTCAGTTCTTCCGTGATATTCGCCATTTTTTAAGCTGCTCCAAAGTTAAAGTTGCCGTCGTAGGCCGCCCGCCCGTTGTAACGCAGGGGGACGGCCTGATAATCCAAGGCTGCCAACAGGCAGCGTGCCGGTGCGAAGGCGGCTAGCGTTTTGCGCAACAGCGCGGCCTGGTCGTTGGTAATCACGCTGTTCATGATGACGCGGTAGTGCGCCCAGTAGCTGCCGGCACCGTAAATATGGCTGCCGTTGTAGTTGATGCTGCCGTTGTAGGTTTGGCCGTTCAGCCCTTCGATAATCCGCACCTCACCGAACCCGAGCCGCCGCACGATTTCGCGGATTGCCCACGGCGTGCCTTTGTAGCGGTGCAGCTCGTAGGCACCCTTAATCAGCTTGCGCCGCGCATCGTCGGATTCGGCCAACCAGTAGCCGTCGGCACCCAAGATGCTGCGGCTCTCGGCCAAGAGCGGCAGGTGTGCGGGGGCGACCAGATCGACCAGACGCGGCATCAGCTGCGGCAATTCGGTCAAGTCCAGGCGCAGCCCCAATTCGGCTAAGGCGCGGGCGCGTTGGTCTCGTTCGATGACGGCAGCGTAGGTTAGCTTGGCCATCGCCTAACCCTCCGCCGTCTGCGCGGCAATGCGGATGGTGGTACTGGTGCAGCGTGCCCACTGGTCGGGTTTGACCACGGTCAGCGGCAGGTTATGCAGCACCACGTTATAAACGCCGGCCACTTTCAAGGCCGTCTGAATGTCCAGCGGTACGATGTCCAAGCCGAGCCGGCTGCGGCGGGCAGCTTCATACACTGCCCATGCCTGTTCGGCCGCCGCTTTGGCGGTGCGGGCATCGGTGCCGGTAAACAGGGTCAGCTCGGCGTCCAGCGTGTAGTCAACGGCGGTCGGGGCTTTGACCACCACCGTATCGCACAGCGGGCGGCGTTTTTCTGCTGAGAGTGCAGCCTGAATCTTGCCAATCAGCTCGGCATTGGGCAGGCCGTCTTTGGCCAGCACGGTCACCGCCACCCGACCGCCTATAGGCTGGCCGCCGCCGTCGGTATCGTTGGCCACGTGCACGTCCACCACCGCCGGGCTGGCCTGCCGCGCCCAATATTGGTAGGCACCCACCGGCCCGGCTACGCTAAAGCTCTCCGGTGCCAGCAACACGCGCTCGCGGTAGGCTTCGTCGTCTTCAATTTCCACCCCGCCGGCGGAGACGGTGGTGTTGGCCACGGTTACTTCAATCGTCGGATGCAGCCGCTCGGCCAAGCTGTTGATTTGTCCGACCGACCAGCCGTTGCCCACGCTGCCGCTTTCCGTACATTCGGCGGCCACTTCGGCGCTGCTTTGGGCGGCAGTCAGCAGGGCGGCTTCGGTGGTGACAAAGCCGGTCTGACCGGCATTAACCCGCGTGCCTTTGGGTATGGTGATTTGTTCCAAACCGCTCAGGGTGGCACTAAAGCGTAAGGTGGTCAGGGCGGGCTGCGCCTGCAGGCGCGGGGTGGACACATCATCGCCGCACAAATCCAGCATCAGGCCGGTGGCAAAGCGTGGGTGCTGCTGGCGGTAGGCTTCGTTGACCTGCTGGCGCAGCAGGTGCTCGCGGTAGGCAAAGGTGTTGATCAGCAGGCGTTCGATATGCGCCGGCTGCAATACCTTGCCCGCGCGTTGCTCGTAGTCGGCAATCATGGCGGCCAGGCTCTGTGCCAAGTCGTCGTCGACAATCTTGACCTCTTCGCGTTTCAGTTTGCTCAAATCCATTTTCAGGTAGCCTCTAGCACAATGTCGGTGCGGTAGATTTCGCCCGCCACTTCATCCGCCACCCGCCAATGCACGGTCATCGTGATATGCGGGGCGCGGCCGTCAAACGTGACCTGTTCCACCACGGCGCGCTTTTCCCATGTTTGGATGGCGAGGATGACCTCGCGCACGGTATTGGGAATGAACTCATCCTCGGGATAGTCGATGTAGTCGAACCAATTGCTGCCGAAATCCGGCCGCAACACGTCGCTGCCCTTGCGGGTGGCGAGGATGTTTTCGATGCACTGGTTGATGTCGTCGAGGTCTTGCACGATGTCCTGCCCGCTCGCGAGAGGGGCGGGCTGCCAGTGGCGGCTGCGCGGGGTGGTCTGGGTAGTCATGGGCTTATTCTGCCTGTGCGGTGGCGGCGGGTCTTTTAAACGGGTTTAAAAAACAATCCCCGTATCGGGCGGGATACGGGGATTGTGCTGCGGGGATTGTCCGCGGTCTTGTAAAACGTTTTCAAAAATCAGCCGGCCTGCATGCTGCCGGTGGTGCCGCCGGAGTCGCCGGGGTGGACGTGGCCGGAGACGCTGATACCGTTGAGGATGATGTCGCCGTTGATGCGCACGGTACCTTCGATGCTGGCGGTGTCGCCCCCGCCGCCGTTGGAAGCAGTCAGGCCGGCGGTGTAGGTCAGCATGCCCTTGACCGTGGCGTTGCCGGTAATCTCCGTTTCCGGCGACTGGATTTCCACTTTCGAAGCAGCCTTAACCACCACCTTGCCCGGCGTGTCCACGGTTACCTGGCCGTCGGCGCGGTTGTGGCTGATGACGGTACCGTTGCTGAATTTCCGCAGCCACATATTGCCGTCCGAAGCGGGCGTGCCGTCCTGCTCGTTGTAGATGACACCGAGGCACACACCGCCCTCGCCGCGTGCGTCCAGCAGGCAGACGGCCAGCGCGCCGACATCGGGTAAGGCATAGAACTGGTTGCCGCCCGCACCTAGGCTGACCACCGGCAGCCAGTCGGTTTGGATATCGTCCAAGATCGGCACGGTTACGCGCACCGCGTGTTTGGCCGCGTCCACCGCCGCTACGGTGCCGAACTGCAGGGTGGCGGTAAAGTCATGGGTTCGCATTTTGGGTTGCCTGTTTTTTGGGTTGGGTTGCGGCGGTTGCCTGTGGTGGCTCATCCGGCACGTATTCGACCATCTTGACCTCTAAATCGCTGGTAAAGCCGCCGCCACGGCGGATTTCGTGCCGTGCCTGTTTCACGAGATATTTGCCGCTGAACTTGCCGAAGCCTTTGAGCTGTACCACTTGCCCGGCCACCAGCTTGGCGTTGCCCACCATGGAAAAATTACCTGCCACTTGGCTTTGCTGCGCATTGGCCAGCGCGGCATCGGCACGGGCATTGACCTGCGCCTGGCTTTCGCCGCGATTGGCCACGATTTTGAGCGTGTCGCCGCTACTGGCGCGCTTGCCGCCCGGGCGCAGCGCCTTGCTGCGGCGGCGGGTGCGGCGCGTGGTCTTGCGTTTGGCATCGTAGCCGCTCACTACTGCTTCCTGCGGTACGCCCTTAATCAGGTCGCGCAGCCTGAAGTTTTTGATGTCCTCCGGCAGCAACACTGCCACCGGCTTTTGTTCCGCCAGCGCGGCATTATCTTGGAAGACCAACTGCTTGCCGACAATCTTGAAGGTGTGGCCGTACTCTTTGGCTAGACGGGTCAGAAATTCCACGTCGCGCTCCTGATACTGGGTCACGCGCTCGATCGGGATGTGCCGGATGGTGCCGGTTACCTTTAGGTGCAACCGCCGGGCAATGCGGCGCACGATGTCGGCCAGCGTGGTGTGCTCGTAGGCACGGCCGCGCTGGGTGCGGTTGGATTTGGTGATGCCGGTGGACAGCGCTTTCAGGGTAATTACGGACGGCGGGTGCTGGTACTCAATCTCGGCCAGCTCCATGCTGCCCAGTTTGAGCATGCCGTTAATCTGGTCGCCGATTTCCAAGCTGATTTTGTCCCCCTGCTCGGGATACCATGTATTGCGCCAGCGGCCATCCACGTCTTCCAGCTCCACCTGCACTTCGTCGCTTTGGCCTTCCAGATAGTCGGTGTAGCTCACCGATAACAAATAGGGCTGGATGTCGCTGGTAATGTCCTTCTGCTCGTATTTGATAATGACCTTGGGCAGGGTCACCGGATGGCTGGCCGTGCTGTTCAGGCTACCTGAAAGCAAGGCACCCAGATGGAGGTTAGGCATCTGCATCGTCGTCTCCGTTATCGCCGCGCAGCCACGGCGGCATGTCGGCTTGAGTTTGGGGTTTGGCCGGAATCACCGGCACGAACACGGTCAGGTTGGCCGTAAACTGCTCGGCAGCCGGCAGGTGCGGGTTGGCGGCAATCAGGCGGGAGATTTCCAAGGGGTTGCCGTAATAGCGCCAGGCAATCAAATCCCAGCGGTCGCCCTCGCGTGTCAGGTGTCTCAATACCGATTCGCTCATTTGCTGCCGTCCTTTCTGCCGGCCAGCCACGCGGTCAGGCTCTGTGCGCCGCGTGCGCCGCTGTTCAGGCTGTCGGCCACCGAGGCAATAGCTGCCGCGCCGCCTTCCAGCCAGCCGCCCACCGTGCCGCTTTGCGCACCGTTGCGCAGCGCGGCCAAACCGCCGGAGAGTTCACGCGCCGCCTGACCGCCGTAGGCCAGCATCTCGGCCGCACCGGACAGGTTGCCGATGTATTTGCCGATTTCAGGCAGCTTGTTCAATTTACCCAGCGCCGTGCCGCCGAGATTGACCGCATCGCCCACCACGCCGAGCAAAGCGAGCGGGTCGTGTTTCAGCTCGCGGGCATGGGCAATCAGGGTTTGCAGCTGGCCGACCTCTTGTTCCACACTGCGGTAGATGCGCACGCCGGTCTGCACCGCATCGGCCACTTTGGACAAAGGGGCACGCACCGACTCGGGCAACATGGCGAGCAGCGGGTTTTGGCCGTTGGCCACGCCCGGGGTCGGCAGCGGGTTGTTCGGGTCGCCGACAAACTCGGTCAGGCTCACATCCAGCTCGCGCGCGGCGGTTCGCCCCCGGCCGTCCTGCAGTAGGGTGCGGGCGGTCAGTGATTCAATCACAAACCAGCCGACAAACCTGCCGCTCCCGAAAACCAGCGACACCGCCTGTTGTGCCTCCTTGGCCGCAATCAAGCCCTTATAGGCCGCGTCCACATCGCCCAGCTTCCAGTGCAATTTCAACCCGAAGCGGATTTGCGTCAGCTCGTTGCCCATCGCCTGCAGGCGCGGTCGCCCGGCCAACACCTCATGCTTGGCGTAGCTGGCGCCGTGGGTCTCCTCCAAATCGATAAAGCTGCCCAACAGCTCGAAGCGCACGTCACCCAGCATTGCGTACATAAGACCTCCTGTCCCAATCTTCCATCATGCGCCTAAACATCTGCTCGAACTCGCGATAGCCCATCTGCATGGCTGCCTGAATCTGCCCAGCATCGCCGCCGGGTGCATTGATAGTCGGGCTGAAATGTACCGTGATGCCGCCTGCCGCAGCCGTGCCCTGCCGTGCGGCAGAGAGTTCGGCACTGTTGGCGGCCATTGAGGCGGCCAAGGATGAGGTGTGGTTTGTGAAACGCTGTTGCAAATCCGAAGCCACGCCGCCGATGGCGTTGAGCGGGCGCGGTGCGCCCTGATTGATGCCGATTTGCAGGCCCTCCATCATCCAGCCGCCGAAACGGCGGAATACCCGGCTGGGCGAGTGGATGTCCATCACGCCCGCAAACGTGTTTTTCAGGGCGGCGGCCTTTTCCGCAAACCAAGCCCGTACCGCCTCGAATTTCGCCTGCAATCCGTTCCACAGCCCCTGGATGATGTTGCTGCCGAACTCGGTAAATCTGGCCGGCAAGTCAATGCCGAACCATGACAGTACGGCGGCAAAGGCCGAATAGAACGCGCCAATGGGCGACCAATTGAGAATCAGGCCGAGGATGCCGAGCAGTCCGCCGTCAAAGGCGGTTTTGATTTGTGTCCATGCCGAATCGGCCAATGAGAAGATGCCGTCGAAAATCATCCGCCAGCCGTCCACTATCATGGTGCCGACAGAAACGACGGTATTGACCACCGAAGCCAAAGCCGAGCCGACCGACTCCCCCCAGCTGCGGGCGTTGCCTTCGCCTGCCTGAGTCAGGTTGAAAAAGTCGCCGAACCAATCCAAAACAGGTTGCAGATAAGGCTGTACGGCCGTCCAAATGCCGCTCAATGTGCCGACAAACGCATCAAACAGCGGCGTCAGCGGTTCCAAGCCTTTAGTCAGCCCCTCCCAAAATCCGGCAAAGAAGGCTTTCAGGGGCTTCCAATATTTATAGATGACAAAAGCCACGGCAGCCACAGCGGCCACGGCCAAAACCACCGGCCACAAGGCAGCCAGTGATGACAGGCCGAAACCTGCTATCACGGTTCGGGCGGCGGCAAATCCCCTCATGACGGTGCCCAGGGTGCCGGGTATGGCCGACAAACCCAAACCGCCTTTCATCAAGGAGCTAATCAAAGTCAGCGGCGTTTTTAATGACAGGAAACCGCCTTTTAATGTAAGCAACAGGGCGGCCAGCCGATTGACTGCAACCAACACGACAAAATGCCCTGCCACAAAAGATAACAAGGCGGCCGCAATACCCACTATACTTTTGACCAAAGCGGGATGTTTGTTTGTCCAGTCGGTCAGGTTGTGAATCAAACGGGTAATCCATGCGGCGAAATCAGCCACAGTCGGTAAAATCATGTTGCCGACGGTAATACCCAATTCGATCAAGGCACTTTTCAGCAGACGCAACTGATTGGCCGTTGTGGCCGAACGTGCCGCAAACTCCTTTTCCATACTGCCCGAAAATTCAGGCAGGCCGTTTTTTCCACTCTTTTTCAGTGCTTCGACGGATTTCTTATAACTGTCCAGCCCGCCTACGAGTGCGGCTACATCATCGGCATATTCCAATCCGAACAAATCAACCAAAGCACCCATTTGACTTTCTTTAGGCAGCTTATTTATCTGATGCAAAAAGTCTAGCAGGGCTTGTTCGCCATTGTCTTTAATCGCTTTTTTCAGTGCCTTTGCATCCGTACCCATACCGTGCAGCACTTTTTGGAATTTAGCCCCCTGTTTGTCGGCTGTCATCAATTTGGTCAGCATACCGTTAATGGCCGTACCGGCTACTTCCGGCGTTCTGCCCAAGCTGATGAAGGCATTCGACAATGAGGCCGTCTGCATTTCGGTCAACCCGAACTGTTTGGCCACACCGCCGACACGTGACAAAGTGTTGACGATATCGCCGGCTTTAGCCGGGCTGGAATTGGATAAATGGTTGATTGCATCACCTAACCTGCCGATTTGTGCAATCGGAATCTCATACACATTGGCCAGTTTCGCCATGCTGTCGCCCGCCTGCTCGGCAGACATATCGAATGCAACCGACATTTTGGCAATGGTTTCAGTAAATTTCTGCAGATCCTTGCGGGGGACACCCAACTGTCCTCCGGCTGCAGTGATTTTCGCCAACTCTCCGGCTGCCATCGGAATATTTCTCGTCATGCCGAGGATATCCCGTTCCATTTGCCTAAACTGTTCCGGCGTATCGAAATCCACAACCTTTTTGACATCTGCCATTGCAGATTCAAAATCGATGGCCAGTTTGACAGGAATGGCCAATGTTCCAACAGCCGCGGCGGCTCCGTACACTTTGCCCTTCAATCCCTCCCATTGCGTTTTAACCGCCTCCCGTCGGGCGGCAACATTCTGCAAACGACGATAACTTGCCGTCAGCTTTTCAACAGAGGCATCCAAACGGATATGTTCATTCGTCAATTGGCGTAGGGAGTTTGCGCTGAGGCGGTCTTTGTTGCGCACCAGCTGCTCGCCTAGTTCCGACTGCCTTTTTTTCAGGGCTTCGGTAGACGATTTCAACGTACCCATGGCCTTGCTGATGTTGGACAGCCCGGTCAAGGCTCCTCCGACGATAGCGGATACGCTGACGGTAATACCCAAATCTGATGCCATGTGCTAATATCCTAATGAGTAGATGAACAGGGAGAAAATGTATGTTGGGTGTAATTGGTACACTTTGTTTTCTCATGGTGGTTTTGTGCTGCCTGATTATTGCAGTCATGGTAGTTTTCGATTTGGCGGTCGGAACTTGGCGGATGTTTTTTGTCCGCCCGGAGCCGCCTAATGGTTGGTGTCGTGAGTTGCAGCGCGAAATCGAAGAAGAACGCCGACACCAAATCTAATCACATCCCTTTCCGATAACCCGCCTTTATTTGGCGGGTTATTTCATTCATCCAATCCTCGAATTCTTCCAAATCCAAGTCATAGACATCCTGCACACTCCAACCGAACCACCACGCCATATCGGCCGCCGAATGCAGAATACGTTTTCCGGCTTCTTTGGCATCCGGCGGCGGATTTGCGCTATTGCTGTGTTTGGGGGCGAAACGTGTCCTGTAAGGCGTTCAAATCCTCCAAATCAAGCAAATCCAAATCTTCCGGCACCAAGCCCGTAATGCGGGCGAGGATGGCTAGGCCCTGTTCGGCTTCGTTTTCAATCCGGGACACCGCCCGCAGATCACCGACTTTGATACGGCGCAAGGTCAGTTTGTCCAATGTCTCGCCGGTCGGCAGCCTCACCGGATATTTCAACTCAACGGTGGTGGTCATACCCAAATCATCCTGCAATTGTTTTGCGCTCATTTTTGCAATCCTTTTTCAAATTGGCCGGGCGGCGCGGCCTGACAAAACCGCCGGTGGCAAATAAAAATCCCTACATCGGATTTGATGTAGGGATTGTCGCTTGCGGGCGCTTTAAAGGTCTTTTAAACGGCTTTAAAAAACTATGCCCCGATATTGCGCCGGTAGGCTGCTTCCACATCCACGCCGCCTACGCGGTATTCGTTGCGCAGGGCGTTGTAGTACAGCACTTCGCGTCCGTCCAGTACTTGGCGGATTTCGGTAGCTTGGTACGTTGAACTGAACTCTGCCTTTTCTTTCGGTTTGTAGCCACCCAGCGCATTTTTGCTGAAGGTGGCGGTTACCATCGTCACCAGCGGCACTTCCTTCACGCGGCCGGTGGTGTCGTAGGTCTCCACGTTGGCACGCACCATCAGCTGCACCGCCTTGTAGGGGTTGGCGGCTTTGCGCGCCACTTCGGGGAAAAAGCTGTTCCAAGTAATCTCGCCCTCGAGTGCGGCCACGCCCATCGGCAGCTTGACCGTGCCTTTCAACCCCAGTCCTTTGTACTCGTCCTGCTCAAACTCAAACTCCGGCAGCTTGAACTCGCTGGCCTTTCCCAACAGGTCGTTGCCGTCGATGTAGACGTTGGCGTTGTAAATCACTTTGATATCGGACATCTTTCATTCCTTCCTTATCGTTGGCTGACCAAGTTGGCCAGATATTTGCGGGTCATCACGCTGGCATTGCTGATGCGCTCGGCCGGCAGCTTGGGCGTGTATTCGTATTTGAGCGGCACTTGGCCTTTCGAGAAGGCATCCACCAAGTCGTAGTCGTAATCCAAGTCCACGCTATAGCCGACGATGGATTGCAGGGTGCCCAGATAGGTGCGGATGGAGCCGAGCAGGCTGTCAATCAGGGCATCGTCAATCGGTCGGTCGATATACTGCAATTCGAAGCGGCGGATGGATTCGTCGATCACGTCTCCGGTGCGCTGTGCCACTTCGAAGTTTTTGATGTGGCTGACGGTCGGGAAGCAGGCCAGACGGTTGCCCCAGAGACGGTAACCGGTGCCGTAGCTGTTGAACACCGTAGTAATGCCTTTTTCGTTGAGGCGGTTGGTGTCGCTCTGCGGGTCGTCGGCGCGGGCGGTCAGCGGCATTTCGATGCCGGTCACGCCCAGCAGGTCGCGGTTGGACGAGCTGTACCAGTAGCCCTGTTCCACGTCGGTCTTCATACGCAGGCCGGCAGCGTGGGTAGCCAAGCTCTCCACGCCGAGCAAACCCAACACATAGGGATAGAACAGCATCATACGGTCGCTGGAGGTTTGGAAGTTGATACTGCCCAATGGGCCACGGCCTTCGATAGCCTTGCTCAAGGTGGTCTGCTGCGGCGCTGCCGCATAGCCGATGGCCTTAATCTGCTCGGCCAGCACTTCGATGGCGGCGCGGCATTTGGCGGTCTTGTCATACTCGGGGACGATGATGATTTTGGCATCGGCGCCGAAGCGGTTGAAGCCTTCAATCACCGCCTGCAGGCCGGTGCGTTTGCCGGTGGCGGCCACATAGGCGCCAATGATCTCTTCTTCGGTTACCTTGGACGGGTCGGTGTAGGTATAGCTGATGGTCGGCGTGGTCGGTTTGACCTTAAACACAATCTTGCCGGCAAGCGCATCGGTGACGGTGTAGTCGCTGCCCTCGTTCAGGGCACTGGCACCGTCTTTTACCGTGTAACCCGGTTGCAAAGCCGGATGGGCGGTGCGGGCGGTCAGGGTGTCGGCATCGACCGTCAGCGCCTCGTCGGCCACGCTGCTCTTATGCTTGGCCGGGTCGCACACATTGACCACATAAGCGGTACCGGCCTTGTAGCGGGTAAAGATATTGGCGGTATCGGGCAGGGTAAAACCCTTGCCGGTCAGGCTGCTGCCGAATTGCAAGAAATCGCGGGCAGCGGCGCATACGGTCAGGGTATTGACCGTACCGGCCGGAGCCGTGCCTACAATGGCGGTAATTGCGCCGTCGGCGGTGTAGATCGGGCTGGTGCCGCCGTCGATACGTTTGGTTTCCGTACCGTGGTGGAAAGCTGCGGACATAATAATCTCCTAGGATTTGGGTTTGATATCGGGGTTGAGCGGCTGGCCTTGCTGCCGCAGGTACAGGCTGCTGACTTTAGGCCGGGTATCCGCCGGGCGGCGTTCGACCTGTTGAGTTTCGGTTTGGGCAATCAGCTGGTACTGCCATGCCCCGCCTTCTTCGGCCAAAAACTGCTCGCTGATCAGGTGGCACGGCTCGCAGTCTGGCGGGCGGTAGCCGGTAATAGCCAGCCGCAATGCGTCGAGCAGATCCAAGGCGGCACCGTCATGGTTCAGGCCGCGCCCGAACACGGTCAGCGCCAGTGTGATGTCGCGCTGCTGGCCGATTAGGCCAAGGCCGTCCGGACGGGCAAACTTGCTGCCTTGATAACCGACCAGCACCGCGCCCAGCGGTGCCATAAAGCGGTAGCCGGCCGGGTCGTCGGGGAACAGCTCCACCGTGTAGGCGGGCAGCTCGGCGGCCAAATAATCGCGCACGGCGGTCAGAATCGGGCGGGTGGCAGACATCAGTAGCCTCCCCAATCCTGCTTGGCATTGCCGCGCACACGGTAGGCACCGCGCTCGGCCTGCGGCCGCTCGGTATCGCTGGCCAATTCGTCGGCACGCACACCCAAATGCAGCTTGCCATCACGTACCTGCACCAAGAGCTTGAGCGCGTTGTCGTAGGCTGCCTGCAAAGGTTTGGGGAAATCGGCAGTGTTAATGCGGCGGGTATGCAGCCAATAGCGCGCGATGTCGCTGCACACCGGCCGCAAGATGCTGGGTACCGGCTCCAGCGGCAGGGTGTAACGACCCATCAGGTAGCCGTCGGCAATTTCGCAGGCATAGGCGATGGCTCTGTCCACCACCGCCCAGTCCGGCTCGGTGCTGCCGCCGATATCGTTGGTCAGTTGGGTCAGCTCGGCCAGGCTGACGGCAGCCTTGATGTCTTCGCGCGTGATGTACATGGCTTATTCCTTTTTACCTCTGCCGCGTGCTTTGGCCTGTTCTTCAGCCTGCTCGGCAGATTCTGCCGGCTGTTCGGTTTCAGCCTGTGCCGGCTGCTCTGTCTCGGCAGGCGCGGTTTCGGCCTCAGCCGGTTGTTCGGGCTGGGTCGGTTCGGCAGGCGGCTGTTCCGGCACCGGGGTTGTGCCGTCCGACTGGTAGCCGGATGCGGCCAAGTCTGCGTCCGAGATGCTGCCTGCGGTCACATGTGCGGCCACTAGCTCGTACTGCTCGGGTGTCAGGTCTACGGCTTCGCCGGACTCAACGCGGAATTCCTTGCCCTCAGCATCAGCCAAAATCAGCGGGGTGTTGGCGATATAGGTTTTAATCATGGTCAGGCTCCCAGTTTGATGCGGATGACTTCGTTGGCGCCGACGGCGGCGTCCAAAGCGCGGCCGAGAGTTACGGCGGAGGCGGCCTGTTTTACCGCGCAGCCCTGCGCGTCCGAAGCCACGGCATCGCCCGCTGCTAATGCGCCGCCGGATTCCACCCGCACGATGCCCAGTGCATCCACGGCCAAGCTGTCGCCCTGATCGGCGTCGTATACCGACACACCCAAGGCGGGCTGCCCGGCGGTGGCCTGTTTGCCTTCAAAATTCACGAAACGTTTCTGTACGATGGGGGCTGCCGCGATGATGGTTTCGGTCAGCACTACCTTTTTGGTTTTTGCCATTTGTCTTGCTCCTGTATTTGGCGGGCTACCTGAATTTTCAGGTAGCCTTTCGGTTGATTTAAGCCACCACGTCTTTCAGCAGGTAGCCGCATTTGCCGCCGGTTACCACAGCCTTTTTGATGTCGGTGTAACGTACATATTCGACCTTGCCGCCCACGCCTTCGTAAGTGTCAATGAAGGGCAGGCCGCTGCGGCGGAAGGTGTAGCCGAAGCTGGGGTTGCCTTCGTCTGCCGGCTGTCCGGCGCTGTTGGCACCGCGGATCTGCAGGCTGACATGGTTGCCCCACACGTTGGCAAATTGGCCGTTGGCGGTCAGGCGGCTTTCGCCGATGATGATGTCTTCCAGTTCGAACAGGTCTTTGAGGATGTCGAGCGTAATGCGTTTTTTATCGTTGGCACCCAGCTGCGCCTGCAGCTTCGGGTGGTAACGCAGGTGTTTCAGTACGCCGGCACCAATGACCATGATGTTCGGGCGCAGGCCGACGGCTTCGGCGATTTTGTCCTTGGCGGTATCCACGTCGGCGAGTGGGTTGCTGTTGGCCTGGTCGCTCCATTGACTGGTGCCGCTTAAGGTTCTGACGTGGCCGGAAGCGTAGCTGGAGGCGTTCTGCACCAATCCGGCCACAATGACTTCGTTTTTCAGCAGCACGCCGTCTTTCACGCGGCGGGCGGCCTTGGCCTTCTGACTGAAATAGGCTTCCTTCTCGGCGCGGTAGTCCACGCCGGCAGCCAAGTCGTGCTCTTCCAGCGTAACGGTTTCCCAGCCGTTGCCGTCCAACACGATTACATTGCTGTTGGCACCGATGGCGCGGCGGGTTTCGTATTCCTCAAACGCGGCTTTGCCGTGGGTGGGGAATTTGACGATTTCGGCTTCCACCGATACCACCGGAAACACCGTTTCGGCGATAAAGCGGTTGGGGGCGTAGCCCTGCGCCACAGTGGTCAGAATGGGGGAAACGCCCTGCAGTTTTTTTAAATAGTTTTGACTCATGGTGTCAGTCCTTATTTCATGCAGCGGAATACTGCTTGTTCATAGGAAATGCCTTCTTTGGCCGCTAGTGCCTTGGCGCGTTGGTGTAATTCCAGCTCGGACGGGTCGGCATACTCGGCAAAGTCTAGACTGCCTGCCGTTTGCGGTTCGCTGCCGGTGGCTACATGTCCGATCGGCAGCTGTTGCGGCAGTACCGAGCCCAAAAACTCGCGCAGCGCAGTGCCCAGCGGCTTGGCTGCCTCACCCTCGCCGAAGTCGGCGGTGGTGTGTTCAGGGTGCTCGGCAAAATCCAGCACCTGCACCACCAAGGCTTTGTCGGCAGGTTTCAGACGGCCTTCTTTTACTAAGCCCTCGGCAAAGTCGGCGTTTTGCCGGTGCGCCGCGTCGCGCAAATCTTTTGCCTGCTCGTCTTGCAGTTTTTTCAATTCGGCCTTGGCCTGGGCGGCATCGGCCTCCGCCTTCTCACGTGCGGCCTTTTCGGCAGCCAGTGCAGCGGCTTGGTCTTGTTCAGACATGGGAGACTCCTTATGGTCGGTTGGGTTGGGGGTGGGAGGGGGATCGGCAAACAACACCGGGTCGGGAGGCAGGTCGGGCCGGGCGGCCATTTCCTTGATGCCTTCGATTTCCCAGTCCGGCACCACCTTGTCGGCGGCGTCTTGGCCAAACTGGGTAATCAGCCATTCGCGCATATTGCGCCACAGCCGGGCGGCGATACCGTGTGCCGCTTCAGAAAACTCAATCACGCCGTCCTCGGCCGCGCCGAACTCAATCGCCCGCAGCCCCTTGACCGCCGGGGCGTGTGCACCGAGAAAGCCGACATGGCGCAGGTAGTAGCTGTCCGGTACCGGATTGTTCGGATGGCCGGGCGGCCAAAAGGAGGCGGATACCTTCTTGTAGCGGCCGGCTCGGACGGCAGCGGCAAAGCCATCATCCATCTGGGCAAACTTGGCAGTCAGGCTGCCGCCGTCTGCCGCCAGCTTCGGCACCCAGCCGTAGGCCGGGGCGTTCATGGCCGGATGGCCGATGACAATCGGTGCTTCGTGCAGCTTCGGGTCGTATACCTCGGCAGCACGCTGCACATCGGCATCCGTGATGTTCCACCGGCTGCCATCGGCGCTGATGCGCTCGCCACTTCGAAAAATCTCAAACATAAAAAATCCCCATCACTCGTGTTAAGCGAATGATGGGGTATGGGCTGCCTGAAAGTCCTTTAAACGGGTTTAAAAAAATACCTCCGAAGCCGGCATCGCCAAATTTGCGTTTTAAGCGCGTTCAGGCGGCGGGATAAGCAAACGTACCAAACCGTAAAAAGATATCGGTCAGGAACGTTCCTGACCGACCTTGTGCGCGTTTTAATCTGTTTTACTCCCTTTGCCTTTCCCCTCATCGAACAAATCCTGCTGTGCGGCGTCGATTTTAGCCTGTCGTACCCGTTCGATGATGCGGTAAATCCACTGCTCCGAAAACCCGTACTCGCGTGCCAGCTCTTTTTGATTGGTACCGTCGAACTTGTCAAAGATTTCTACGTCGCGCTCGTCGATATCCCACAGCACCCCGTGCGGAATATACAGGTTCTGTCCGCCCCATTCCCGCGCCATACGTTTGGCCACATGGTTACCGATGGTTTTGGCCTGTTTTTTGTCCGCCACCCCGGCAGAATGCACTTCCTCCCCGACCTTGGCCGCCAAATCGGACAGCAGCTCGGCCACCCTTGCTTGCGTCATGTTCCCGCTCCTTCCCGCGTTACCCGCTGTTTCCATTTTTTCAAATGCTCAATCACCCGTGAGGCATCGTCCACACTCAGCCAGCCCTGATAGTCCACACCGGTCATGCGCGATACGAAACGCGCCAGGCTCAATTCGCTCGGGCTGCGTACCGCGCCCAAGCGGTGCAGCTCCAACCACAGGGCGCGGATTTTTTTAATTTGTGCGTCCACCCCATCCGCCGCCTCACGCACCGGGATATCCTGCCGGCCGCTCTCGGCCTGCGCCTTGGTGGTGACCACAAAACCCATCGCCTTCATGCCGCGCAGCGCCAGTTCCAGCTCTTCCAACGATAGTTTGGTGCTGCTGGTCTTGCCGCCCGATACGTTGGCCAGCAGCCTGCGGTAGGCGGCATCGTCCAGCATCAGCTGGTTTTTGGCCACGTGCAAGAGCTTAATCAGGCGGGCTTTCTTGTGTGCTTTGGGTTCACGCATTTGTACTCTCCTAATGTTCCACTGATGCCGCCGCATCGCAGCGGCATGGGTTGAACATCACTTATTGTTTGAGGGCATCGCGCAGCGGCTTGCCGGCTTTAAACTTAGCCTGTCTGGCCGCCGGAATCGTGATAGTCTCGCCGGTAGCAGGATTTCGGCCTTGGCGTTCGGCTCGTTCGACTACGGTAAAGGTGCCGAAGCCCACTAATAGCACGTCTTCGCCGCGTTTAAGACTGTCGGCCACGATGCTTTCAAAGGCAGTCAATGCTTTGGTGGTATCGCTCTTACTGAGCCCAGCCTCAGCTGCCATCGCGTTGATCAAATCGGTTTTATTCATGGCTACACTCCTCTGTCCAATTTTGCATAGATGTATTCGGCCTCTGCCTCGCTATAGCCCGATTCGGCGGCGCGATCCACGAACAGCTGCCAGTTTTCGCCGATAAAATCGGCCAGCAACACTTTTTCAGCTTCGTCTAACATAGTAGGTAACTCCTGTTTAAATTGCGGCAGGCCGTGCCGCCCGGTATTGCTTATTGGGTGGTATATTCCTGAAACTCTTTGCCGGTTATCAACTTAACTTCACGCTTAATCAACTCCAAGGCAATCAGGCCGATATCCTGTGCAATGGTGCCGCCGTCTTCGCCCGGGTCAGGCAAGCGCTCGTCCGATTCCAGCTTGAGCAGGATACCTTGCGGAGCATCGGCGATCATGATGGTGACGGTGGCCATTGCTACACCTTCGCAATATCCAAGTTCATCAAGCGATATTCGCCGTTGGCATCACGCTCGTGCACCCGCACAAAGGCCTTGCTAGTATGCACCTGCAGGCTGTCGCTCAATGCGTCCATCGCGCGTTGCCATTTCTCGTCGCCGATGTCCAGACGGCGCAGCCCCAGCACGCGGGCGGTGCTGATATTGCCGTCGCGGTCGGTGGCGAAGGCGGCGTTGATGATGGCCAGCAGCTCTGGACGGCTGCCTTCCGAGTATTCGCGGATACATTCGTCAATCAGCACTTTGGCAGCGGCCAGCCCTTCGTCGAATACCAGGGCATCTTGCATCGCCAGCTGCACACGGTATTGGCCGTCGAAACTGTGCAGACGGATATTGCCCTTCTTGCCGCCCAGCGAGGTGCCGTACTGGTTGGCGGAGAGTTCGGCAAAGGCCGCAATCTCGTCCATCGCCCAGCGGCGGTATTCCTGCAACTCCTCCTGTACCGCGCGGGCGCGGGCGGTAATCTTCTGCACCAGCTCGTCGCGCAGCAGGTCAATCGGGCGGATGTTGGCAATCGGCACCAGATTGCCGCGTGCGTCCTTCTTGTATTGGCTCATATCAATATTCATCTTTTTTCCTTTAAACTTTTACCACTTTCAGATCGCCTTCTTGGGCTGCTCCGATACGGTAAGACCATGTTCGTTCACGTTTTTCTTTAGGCCTAACATAGGCAACTTTAAATTCACTTATGTCGGCATACACAACTCCACCCCGCAGAGGTTCGTGAGTTATTGGCAAGTTGCCATGCTCTGCCTTCAAGTCTTCCAATCGCCTGATTAAGTCTGATATGCGTGGATTACTCGGCCAAATTCCATTTTCCATTTTTTCATTTACCTTTCTGCCTTTCGGCATTAATCCTTTTACACTCATCCACCGACCGGTGGCGTGGACCGTGTATCCAATCCCTGTCCATGCAAGGGGAGCTTCCCAGCAGGCTGAGTGTCTGTTTGAGTTTGGCGGCCTGCGCTTTGCCGTATTCCGTCGGACGATGCTTCTTTTCCAGCCTCGGCACCATCCTGACATCCTCAGGCGGCAGGTGCCGTATCAGGTCGGACGGGTTCGGCCATTCGGACGAGGTGGCGGCGATGGTTAAAAATGCCGCCTTTATCCTTGCCGTATCGCGCTCGGGCTGCCAGATGCGGCTGCCCAGTATCCCGTGCCAGAGTTTGGCGACCGCCGTCAAATCCGCCGAAGCGGGACGACCCTTGAGATTCAGAGCGGCGAGCATCATAAAGCCCTGCGCGATTTCCCGTTTCAGCCAGTTATCCTTGTCCTCCATTTGCCCACTCCATCAAATCGCCCGCGCCGCTCCTCAATTTGGTACTTACTCCCTCTCCCGTGTGAGAAGGTTGGGGATAGGGCAAAACCGCCGTTTCCGCCGTCTTTTCAGGCGACCAAAACGTAATGTTTTCCAACAAAAAACCGTGGCTGGTCAGCGGTGGCGTCAACTTGCCTGTATCCCGTGCTTCGAGGCATCGGGCTATTGCCCAAATCCAAGCCTCGCGCGGAGCCGGGTACGTTTTGCGGTTACGGACGATTTCGCCCTCCCGTATCATCGGCGCAATCTCGCCGACGAGCTTTGAAACCCGGTTAAAACTTAAATCCTTTTCGGCGGGGCGGAACAGCGTCAGATACCGCAAAACCGCCTTAAAAAGGTCGTCTGAAATGCCGGTCAGGGCAATCAGGGCTTCGCGGGCATCGTCATGGGCGATTAAGACATCCAAGCTCATCACCGCGCCGCAGGTGGGGCAGCGTACTTTCATCTCGCCGCCTCCAAATCCTCATTAGTCGGCTCATACGGCAGATCGGGGTAAATTCCGCGTGCAATCGGCATGGCTTCTGCCGCATCCTGTTCAGTATCCGGCTCGGCCGCCATGCCGGATACCGGCACGGCAGGGACTTTGTCGGGTACGCAGCTGGCGGCGGCAGAGAAGAGGACGATGGCCGCTGCCGCAACCAATAGCCGCCATAAGAAATTTTTCACCGCCTCCATCTCACACCCCCCTTACCATATCGCCGTCCACCGGCATCTGCAGCTCGGCCGCCTGATTCATTGCGGCACTAACTAGGTTATTGACTGCCAGCGGGTAGAGCAGGCTGTGCTCTTCCACCCCGCGCCCGCTGCGGCCGCGTACCGTCAGCCGTTCGGCCACTGCGTCAATCGCGCTCTCGTCCATAATTTTGGTGATGTCGCCGCCGGCGCGTTCGATTTTGTGTTTCAGGTAGCCTGCCAGCCGTCCGTCGGTTAGCGGCAAGAGCGTCACCACCTCGCAGCGCTGCACCACTTCGCGCACCGCCGGGTTGTTTTCGCTGAGTTTTTGGGCTAATTCGGTCTGGCCGATCAGTACGATGCCGAGCAGGCGGTCAAAACCGTTTTTCAACTCAAAAAAGCGTTTCAGGTGCTTCAGGGTGGGAATCGGCAGGCCGTGTGACTCTTCGATGATCAGCACATGTTTGTTGCCCGCCTTCGCGCTCTCCTGCAGGGCGCGGTGGATTTGCCTAAAGCGTGCTTCCGAATCGCGGTAGGGTCGGGTGCCGGGCGATACGGCTTCCAAGATGGCGGCGGCAATGTGCGCGGCTTTCAGGGTTTTACCCTTCACATCATTGTCTTCCATCGCCAGCACATACGGTTCGATGGTGATGATCTGCCTGCCTTCGCGGTTGATGCGGTCTTGCAGGTCTTCGCGCAGGGTGGACTTGCCCGCGCCGCTCTCGCCGACTACCGCCACAAAGCCGCCGTGGCAGGCCGTCTGAAACATTGCCTCGCGCACATAGCGCACATCAGGGGTCATATACACGTCCTCCGCCGATCTAATCTCATCGTTGAACGGGTCGCGTACCAGGCCGAAATAACGGCGGGTGGCTTGGGTCAAAGTGGCTTTTCGTAGTAACATAGCGTCGTCCTCGCTTTCATTAGGGTGGGCAGGTGCGGTTTCCGGTTCGTTTTCCAGACATTGCGGAATGTCCGCACCATTCGTTTCAAAATACTGCTTCAAACTCTCGCGCAGCTCGGCTGCGCCTTTTTTCGGCCATTCGCCGTGGTTGATTACCGCCACCAACCTGGGCTTGCTGCAGCCGATTTCGGCGGCGGCCACGGCGTACGATTTGCCGATTTTTCTAAATGCTTCCTTCATCTCATGCCCCTTTCACAATCCGCAGGCTGCCTGCGGTTTTCAGGCGGCCGAATACCTCTTCGATTTGGCTGGCGGCCACCCCGTCCGGGTACAGCCGTTGCAGGGTTTTCACTGCCTCGCCCCAGTTGCCGCCGGCCGCTTCGATGCGCGGTTTGAGCAGCTTGGCCAGCTCGACCTTGCTCAACACCTGCTCGCGCACTTCCATCGTGTTGTAGGCCATCTGTTGCCCTTGCTTGGGCATATACAGGGTGTTGGCGGCGGCCAGCGTGTCTTCCTGATGTTTGAACGGGTCGATTTCGCCGCCGAAGGGCACCGCCTTGCCTTTGCGTTTGGCCGCTGCCGCTTCCAGCGTGTCGGCCTGCATCGCCAGCTTGTCCAGCTCCTTGGCGTGGCTTTGTGCGGTGGTATCGGCCTGCCCTTTGTATTCCGCACCGATGACGGCGGCATCGGCTCTGAAGCCCATCTCGTCAAACACCACCTCCGGCACCGTCTGCCAGATTTCGTTGCCTTCGCTGTCGTAAGTGGCGATACGTGCGCCGGTCGGCTCCCACGGGTTCTTGGCCACCAGCAGTTTCTGCCCAACCAGCACACCCTTGATGTCTTTCACGCTGTACACCCGGCCGCCGAAGCGGATTTCCAAGTCAGGCGATACTTTGGCTTCTTTCGGTGCGGAAACGGCCAGCTCGCGGCAATAGTCGGCAGGCGGCGGCAGAATCAGCTGCTCGGCCTTGATTTTGTTCCACGCCTGATAGCGGGTCAGGCCGTGTCGGCTGTGCTTTTGCGTGCCGTTGTAGTAACGCATCCAGCGTTCGGCCAGGCGGTTCAGCTGCCCGATGTCGTGCACCTCGGTAAAGCGCAGGCTGCTTTCAAACGCCGTTTCCACAATGTCGTTGCCTTTTTCCACCTGCCCTTTGGCGCGCGGGTTGCCCGGCTTGTTGATCTGCACATGCACGTCCAGCGACTTGCACAGGTTTTTAAACGCCGCCGAGGTATTCGCACTGCCCGGGTCGAGCATCACCATGCGCGGCACACCGCGGAACGGGTCTTTCAAAACATCCTGTTTCTCCTGCATCATGAAGATAAAGAAGTCGCACAGGTTGGCGCTGGTCTCGCCGCCGAAGTAGTAGCGGGCAAGGATGGTGCCGCTGGCGTGGTCAGTGCCGGTGTAGCGCCACACGCGGTCGTTTTCGATTTTGACCACGTTTTTCGGTTTGTTTTTGTAGAACTCTTCCTGCTTCATTACCCGCAGGCCGCTGTCCTCGCCGCTGCGCGGCAGGTAGTAGAGCACGCACAGGCTGGGGTCGATTTGCCAGCAGTGGTTCGGGTGCTCCGATTTCATGCGGTTTACCGGCGCGGGCTGCAGCAGTTGGTCGGGATGCAGCTTGTATTCGCGCAGGGCGCGGGTAACCGTGCTCTCGGACAAGGGCAGCACCTCGCCCGTTTCCTCATCCACGCGGGCGGCATCGATTTTGCCGTTGGCGCGCAGCATCTCCACCGCGCGGGCTACCGACATCAGCCGTTTGCCGTTGCGCCGCATCGCCTCCATCAGCACGGCTGAAATCAGCTGTGCCTCGTGCAGGCTTAATTCCGAGCGGCCGGCATCGCTGCGCCGTTTGCGGCAGGGCTTCACACTGACCGCTTCCAGTTTGCGGTACAGCGTGGCCACGCTGATGCCCAGCTCGGCCGCCTGGCTTTTCAGGTAGCCTGCCTTCTCGCCGTGGCCGAGGGTGGCTGCATGAGCGGCCACGGCAGCCAGTTTCTCGGTCAATGCAGGGTTCATGGTTTACTCCCCGTCCAGCCATTCCGGCTTGGCGTTGGTCGGTGCTTCTTGCGGCAGGGTAAAGCGTTCGCGCAGGGTTTCGGCATCGCGGATGATTTGGTTGATGGCCGCCACCATCTGCGGGCGGTGGTCGTAGCCGTTGGCTTCGCCGTGTGCCAGCATCTGTTCGAAGACCTCGGCAAAGCGGCTCAAGTCGCTGCGGGCGGCCACTTCCAAACCGGAAAGCTGCATGGTCAGCTCGCTGCCCACGTCTTCGGGGCTCGGCTCTTTGCCCGTCTGCTTCTTGGCCAGTTTCTCGGCCAGCTCGTCCACCTTCTTGTTTTTGTCGGCGATGATTTTGTCTTTGGCCTCGGCGGTGTCGCGGCTCTCGCGCAGGGCGGCGCGGAGTTCGTTGCGGGTCATGCGGTCAATGTCGTCTAGAGTGTGACCATTGATGTCGCCGCCGTCAGCTAAATCGACTATCGCCTCATCCTCTTCTACCAGCAGCTCCAGCAGTTTGGATTTACCCAGCTCCATCAACTTTGGTGCGGCCTTCTGCATTTGCGGGGTGGCAAAGCGGCGGGTGGCATTCATCAGGCGGGTTACTTCCATGCGTCCCAAACCAAGTTCTTTTTGAGTTATTTCACGGAAATAACCATGTTCGGTATGTTCTTTCAGCACAATCAGCGCACGACCCAGATCGAACATCCCTTCCAAGGTTTTACGTGCAGCTTGACGGGCACGCTCTATCCATCGGTCTTCGTTATAGGTTTCGCCCCCGCCCCACTGTTCCATTACCCGCACGCTGTTCAAGGCTGCGTTGTTGGCGGCTACGGTTAAAGTGTCATGTTCGATTACTTCCTGTTTGCTCATTTTTTGCTCTCCAAAATGCACGCCAGCGTGCATTTTCAAATTCGGTTAACTCGTTGGTCGGTCTCTTCCAACTTGCCTTTTAGATATTCGGTCTGCCGTCTGAAGCGTTCGGCAATCTGAAGCGTCTTCACGCTGTAGGCGAAATTGCCGTTATCCAGCTTCACCACCAGCCCCGCTTCGATTAAATCCTCCAGTTCGCGGGTAACGTAAGACGGGTTAAGGTCTAGGCCGTCGGCGATTTCCTTATTGCTGATGCCGATTAGCGGGTGCGCTTCCAATGCCTTGAAGACACTCAGCAGCCGCTGTCCTTTTCCGCTCGCCATATCAATCCTCCGGTTGCTCTTTCAGTCCCAATTTAATCGCCGCCTCGTGCGCCATACCGCGCCGGCCTTTCAGTTGGCCGCGCAACAGGTGCTCCACCACCGTGCGCTCGAAGCCGAAATATCTTGCCCATGCGCTGCGGTTGATACCGTGCCGCACGAAGTACCGCTGTGCCGACTGTGTTGTCTGCGGATAGGGCAGCGGCAGAAATTTGTCATGTTGCTTACTCATTTAGTGCCTACCTGTGTTAATCTGTGCTAATCGTTTATTCCAAGGAGTCCCGCGCCATGCATATCGACAACGCCCCTGGGTTTTCTACTGCCGAAGAACATATTGCCGAGCTGTACCGCCGGATAGATGGGTTAAGTGACCGTATTGACAGTTTCGACTTGGTGTTCTATCCCATTTGCCTCGCCATCCGTTTGCAGTCTCCCCTTTTCTTTGATGAAATCACGTCCGGAATGGAAACCGTCCATCAACAGAAAATAAAAGAGGCGGCGGAGGCGGATTCTCCGATTGATCCTAATAAGGTCTATGCTTTGGAACGCTTCTTAGCGACAGCCAAGCTTGTTCGAGAGAGTGCCGAAAATGTTCAATCCGAAGTTGCCGCTGCCGGGAAGCCAGCCGGATAAAAGCCTTTTTCTTCCGGCTCAAGGCCGCTTGGATTTCCTGACGTATGATTCGACGCAATTCTTGTTCGGTCATTTTTCGTCCTTTTCTGTGTCGGATTGGTTTTAACTGTGGTGTTGCGTGTATTATGAGAAAAATATTTCTCTTTTACAAGGGGTTTTAAGTGAAAAATGCTTCTCTTTTTGGTAAACGATTGAAAGAAGAAAGAATTAAATTAGGCTTGAATCAAGCTGAAGCTGCTGAAAAATGTGGGTTTTCTCGTGAAATATGGGGGAAGTGGGAGCGTGGAGAAAATCGCCCATCAAGTGAAAAGTTGTTCTCTTTTTCCAAAATCGGCATCGATATTGATTACGTCATGCACGGCAACCGTCCGACTGCCATGCCGTCTGACGTCCTGAGTGCCGAAGAGCAGGAGCTGCTGGCCTTGTTCCGTCAGGCCAGCGAACTCGGCCGCGCCGTCATCATGAGCGCCGCCCGTGGCGCAGAGAAAAAAGAAACCGCATCTGCGGCTGATCAAGTAGCTTAACTATGAAGCTGGATTGGTTGGCAACGTTTGATGAGGCTTTAAAATTGAAGCCGCAGTTTTCCATCAATTACCATGAAGACCTATATTGGCTTTTCTTATATAAAATACATCAATATATATGTTCTTATGGCATTGAGGCAAAGCCGTATTTCGGCTTTCCGACGCTGTCTAGAATATGGGAGATTGAACATTATCAACAGAAACTGCCACACCGTATCAATGGGTTACCTTATCACCACATAGAACGTACTTATCGGAACGGGTTCAACGGTGAGAGCGGCATCCCGGCCAGTTTCAACTATTCAAGGGATGGATACCAATACAATATATTGGAATTTGCAGAATATCCTCAATTGCTGATTGGTAATTTTGGCTTTGTTCTGGAAAACAAACATATTGCAACTCATATAGATATTCCCAAACCATTGAACTTGATAGGTGTTGTCAAGTTTCAAGAATACAAAACCCGATTCATCTACTCTTGGATAGGGGTATTTCTTCAAATACCACCGCTTAAGCCGTTGCCGAACCAGTTAATAACAGTACCCCCTTGGCAATATCATTATATGTATGGCAGCCAGTTTATGCGGTATTACGCCAATGGCGATTACTTCCAAGATGAGAATGAGTTAAGAGCCAAGCATGGTTTCCCCAAAAAAGGGACACGAGGTACTGGGGAGCTTATTCTTTATCGTACAGTAAGCTCTATTTTTGATAATGAACCTGTTAAACGGCATTACCGTGGTAGGGAGCTGCAAGGGTATGAGATTGATATTTGGCTACCTGAAAGAAGGGTAGGCTTTGAATTTCAAGGAGAACAGCACTTTAAAGAGGTCAAACATTGGCATGGCACAGATGGATTTCAAAAGCAAAAAGAGAGAGATAAAATCAAGAAAAAATTATTTAAAAAACTTGGATATACAGTTATTTACCTGCGCAAAGAAGATGATTTAAGCAAAGAAGGCGTTTTACGATGTTTACGGGCTGCTGATATATTGCGACCCGTCCCTGAATTTTTCCAAAATGATTTTTAAACCCGTTTAAAAGACCCACAACACTCCCATCAGCCACAATCCCTGCATCAACACCGATGCAGGGATTTTCTTATGTATATCACCATTACCGCAGGACACAGTAACACCGACCCCGGCGCCGTCAACGGCAGCGACCGTGAGGCCGACATCGCGCAAGACATGCGCAACATCGTCGCTTCTATCCTCCGCACCGACCACGGATTGGAGGTTAAAACCGACGGTGAGGGCAAGGGTAATCTGCCTTTACGAGAGGCGGTCAAACTCATCAAAGGCAGCCGCCTGGCCGTCGAGTTCCACACCAACGCGGCACTCAATAAAACCGCGACAGGCATTGAAGCCTTATCCACCCCCAAAAACAAAGCCGCCTGCCAGCGGCTCTGTCAAGCCGTGGCCGACATCAGCGGCTGGAAACTGCGCGGCGAGGGCGGCTACAAGCCCGACAACGCCGGCCAGCACAGCCGCTTAGCCTACGCCCAAGCCGGCGGCATCATCTTCGAGCCGTTCTTTATTTCCAACGATGGCGACCTTGCCCAATGGAAACAGCACAAATGGCCGATTTGCCGTGCCATCGCCAATGCCATTGCCAAGGAGGTTAAGGCATGAAAGAGAAAAAAACATTAGTGGCACTGGCGTTGTCTGCCGTATTGCCGAGCCTAACCCACCCCACGCCTCGGCTGGAATATTCGCTCGGTGTAGGTAGCTATCCGCTTAGCGGCCGCCGCAGCGGTGTGGCTGCCGCCAGACGCGCCGCCAAACGGCGCAGGAAGGCTGGAAGATGAATAGCCTTAAAAACTGGCTTGCCGGCGCCTTTACCAACCCATCTACCGGCCAAGCCAGCCATACCAAGGTGTGGGCGAATGTGGCCTATACCGTGATGACTTACAAATTTGTCATGGCACCCGAACCGGTGGAGTGGATGTGGTGGAGCTACGGCTGCATCGTGGGTGGCTATGCCCTCATCAAGCGCGGCTTGAGCATCATTCCGCAATTGGAACAAATCAAACAACAGGGAGATCAAAATGTGGATGCTACCGACGAATAAATCTTTGCTGTACGCACTCGGCATCGGCCTGACATTGGCCAGCGTATACGGTGCGGGCTACACCCACGCCCGCCGCCTCTACCGCGCCGAAATCGCACAACTGCAGCAGCGTCATACCGAGCAGGCGCTGTCCGCCGAACAAGCCTACAACGCCAAGGTGGCCGAAATCAGCGCCGAGCGACAGAAATGGTACGACTTCGCACAAGGCCAATCGGCCAAGCTGGCTGAAACCACCCGTCAATTGGACACCCAAACCACACGCATCAAACAGGAGATAGCAAATGCAGTCAAAAACGATCAAAGCAGCGGCCGTTGTTACAGCGGCCTTGGCACTGGCAGCCTGCAGCTCTACAAACAAGCCCTTGGCTACACCGATTAAGGTAGTGGAGCGCCCGGTGCTGCCGCCCGCCGCCGCCGAACTGCTGGCCGAGCATCCGCGCCCGGCACCGCCGGTTTCAGGCAGCCCCACCGATTTGCTCAATCACGCCGCCGACTACGGCGCATGGTGCGGCAAACGCGACACCCAAGTGCGCGGGTGGCAGGAATGGTATCGGAGCAAGCAGTAATGGATATTTCAGACAGAGCCACCCGGCAGGAGGAGCTGGCGCGTAAGGAGGCACTACGCCAAATCAGGCTACCTGAAAACCCGGCCGCCACCTCGCTCTTGTACTGCGTGGATTGCGGCGCCCGCATCCCCAAACGTCGCCGCCTGGCCGTCCCCGGCTGTACAAGATGCGTGGGTTGTCAGGCATACCAAGAAATCGGATACCCCTGAATCATGGATAACAGAACCTTTATCAGTATCGAATTTTGGCAAATCGTCTCTTTCCTAATGGGCTTTTTGGGCGTGTGCTGGATGTTCGGCAAGATGCTACTCACCCATTACGAAAGCCGGTTGGCTCAGGTTTATAACAAAAGCGAAGAGTTGGAAAAAACCGTCAACAGCCTGAAAGAAACCCTGCCGTTGAACTACGTCCTGCGAGAAGACTACATCCGCGGACAGGCGGTGTTGGAAGCCAAAATGGACGCACTCCATAAAACCATTAGTGACCTTTATAAATTGGAAAGTGGGAAAAAATGATGCAACAAGCCCGTACTGCCGGCCTGCGCTGGCAGATTATCAGCATTCTCAACAAAGCCCGCCCGCACACGTCATCCGAAGTCATGTTGCTGGACATCCTGCGGGCAATCTATGCCGATACCACCGTCACCGAACTTAGGCGCGAACTGGACTATTTGGCCGACCGTAAGTTGGTGGATCTGGTCAAGCAGCCCATCGGCATGTGGCTGGCCGACCTGACCCGATTGGGTGTGGACATCGCCGAATACACCATCGACTGCCAGCCCGGCATCGCCCGTCCGCCCAAATACTGGGAGGGTTGATTATGGCACGCCGCAGCACCATTGCCCTGTTGCCGGACGATGTCCGCCACGAGTTCGAACGCCGGCTGGCGGCCAATGCGTTCGGCAACTATACCGAGCTAACCGAATGGTTGAATGCGCAGGGTTACGAAATCAGCCGTGCGGCCGTACACCGCTACGGCCAAAAGGTCGAGCGCCGATTTGCCAGCATCAAGGCCAGCACCGAAGCCGCCCGTCTGATTGCCGAGGGCGCATCCGACGAAGGCGACACCCGTTCCGAAGCCCTGATGGCGATGTTGCAGACTGAACTGTTCGATGCTTTGGTCGCCATTGGCGAGATACCGGATACCGAACTGAATGTGGTTGACCGCTTCGGCATGATGTCGGAGGCAGCCAAAAAGATTTCGGCACTCACTTCGGCCAGCACCCGTCTGAAGCAATGGCAGAGCAACCTGAAAGAGAAGATGGATGCCAAGTTTGCTGCACTCGAAGCCGAATCGGCCAAGCAGGACAGCGGCCTTGACCCGGAAACACTCAAACGCATCAGGCAGGAAGTATACGGGGTGTTTTCATGACACAGCCGGCCTTAACCCTCTATCCCTACCAGCAGCGCTGGCTGGCCGACCACAGCCGTTTCAAAGTCGGTATGTTTGCCCGCCAGACGGGCAAAACCTTTACCACCACGCTGGAAATCGTGTTGGACTGCTTAGATGCGGAATCGCAAGGCAAACGCACGCGCTGGGTCATCCTGTCACGCGGCGAGCGGCAGGCGAAAGAAGCAATGAACGAAGGCGTGAAACGCCATCTGGAAGCGGCCGGCGTGGCCTGCGAAGTGATGCAGGTACCGTTCGACGCCACCACCAACGCCCTAGAAGTGGTGCTGCCCGGCGGCAGCAAGATTACCGCGCTGCCCGCCAATCCCGACACCGCCCGCGGTTTCTCGGCCAATGTGTTTCTCGACGAGTTCGCCTTCCATAAGGACAGCCGCGAAATTTGGAAGGCGCTGTTCCCGGTCATCTCTGCCGGCTGGAAGCTGCGCGTGGTTTCCACGCCGAACGGCAAGGGCAACAAATTCTACGAGCTGGTTACCGATGAAAAGAATAAGGAATGGAGCCGCCACATCGTCGATATCCATCAGGCAGTGGCCGACGGTTTGCCGCGCGATATCGAACAGCTGAAGGCCGGCCTGAACGATGATGATGCCTGGGCGCAGGAGTTCGAGCTGCAATGGTTGGACGAAGCCAGTGCCTGGCTGTCCTACGATCTGATTCACGGGGTGGAAGACGAGCAGGCCGGGCTACCTGAAAACTACACCGGTAATCCTTGTTATGTCGGCGTCGATATCGGCATCCGCAACGACCTGTTTGTGATTTGGGTGTTGGAGCAGGTGGGCGACGTGATGTGGACGCGTGAACTGATTACCCGCCGCCGTGCCAGCTTCGCAGAGCAGGACGTCCTGCTGGACGAGGTGTTCGAACGCTACCGCGTACTGCGCTGCTGCATGGATAAAACCGGCATGGGCGAAAAGCCGGTGGAAGACGCGCAACGCCGCCACGGCGAGAGCCGGGTGGAAGGCGTGCTGTTCAACACCTCTTCCAAACTGGCGCTGGCCACCATCGGCAAAGAGGCGTTCGAAGATAAGAAAATCCGTATCCCTATCGACCAACACCTGCGCAGCGACCTGCACAAGCTGCAAAAAACCACCTCCGCCACCGGCGCACCGCGTTTTGTGGCCGAATCTGATGCCAACGGCCACGCCGACCGAACTTGGGCGTGCTTTCTTGCCCTCAATGCAGCCGATGGCAAGGCCGGCCCGATTCGCGTGACCAGCCGCAGAATTTACCGCCGCAGTTCCCTAACTAGAGGATATTGATATGCGTAAAGTAACCCTAGATGATTTCATCATGCCTGAATTTCGTGGCCAAAACCCAGATGATTACGAGTTTCGTGGAGATGGCAAGATTGTCCGAAAAGACCGTTGGGAAAATGGTATCCACCGAATCCATACAGTATTGATGCGTGCCGGCGTGATGCCGGACGAGCTTGAATTTGAAATTGACGATGTGGTGCGGGCTGTTCGCTCACTATTAGACAAGCCAGACGATACGGAGCAGTAATATGGCCAAACCCCACTTCAAACTCAAAACCAACCAAGGTATCCTGACCTTCAAGCCGCAGGATTTGTCCGCACACATTGCTGTATCCCATCAATTTTTCAGCGGATTTAACGGTTGGCTGCCCAATCCCGACCCCATTTTGCGCCAAATGGGCAGGCAGATTTCCGTTTACCGTGAGTTGATGCGTGACTCCTTGGTCGGTTCGCTCGTCCGTCGCCGAAAATCCGCAGTCGCACGCCTCGAATGGCGGCTTGAAGGCAAGAAAACCCCTGAAAACGTCCTTGAATTTATCAAAAACTGGCTGGATGAAACTGATGTTTACCGCCTGATTAAAGACGTTTTAAATGCTGTTTTTTACGGTTATCAGCCCATCGAACTGATTTGGAAGACGGGTTCGGTCTGGCTGCCTGAAAAAATCATTGCTAAGCCGCAGGAATGGTTCGCCTTCAACGACGATGGTGAGTTGCGCTATATCCAAAACGGGCTAACTGACACCGTACTGCCTCCCTACAAGTTCCTCTGTCCGACTCACGAAGCCGACTACCTCAACCCCTACGGCTTGGGTGATTTGGGTTTGGTCTTCTGGCTGGTTACCTTCAAACGGGGCGGGTTGAAGTTCTGGATGCAGTTCACGGAAAAATACGGTGCGCCCTGGCTAATCGGCAAAGAGCCGCGCTCCAACACCGAGCAGGACACCGAAAAGCTCTTGGACGCACTCGAAGCCCTTATCGGCAACAGCGTCGGTACCGTTCCCGACGATTCCAGCGTCGAGATACACGAGGCAAGTGGCAAAGCATCATCTGTTGATGCCTACGACAAGCTCATCCGTTATTGCCGCTCCGAAATCAACATTGCCCTGCTTGGGCAAGATCAAACCACAGAAAAAGACAGCACTCATGCCAGCGCGACCGCAGGCTTGGAAGTAACCGATGACATCCGGGACGGCGATACCCGTATTGTTGAGGCGGCATACAATCAATTGATTAAATGGATTGTAGGATTGAATTTCGGCGATGTTGCTCCCCCGAAATTTGTTTTGTTCGAGAACGAAGAAAGCGGCACGAAAGAGCGTGCCGAAAGGGATAAACTGATGACGGATGCTGGGGCGAAGTTCAGCAACCAATACTGGCAGCGTACCTACGGTTTGGAAGACGGAGATTTGCTTGAGGAGGCTCAGACATCCCCTGAAACAAAGGCTGTCGACTTCGCCGAATCCGATTTGACAGCCGCAGGCTTGGTTATCGACGGGCTCGCACCCGATACAGGCCGTCTGAATACACAGGGCGAACGGTTGACTGCCGTGTTGGTCGCTGAACTGCGGCAAGGCGAAACCGCCGAAAATCTGCTCGACCGCCTAACCGCCGCTTATCCGAATATAGACGACACTGCCCTGCAGGAAGAGCTGGCGCGCTTAATCTTCCTAGCCGAACTGGTCGGCAGGGTCGAAGCCGCACAGGAGCTTAAAGCATGAATCCCGAAGACATCAAAGCCATCTTCGGCATGCAGCCCGAAGCCGCTGTGGCCTATCTGCAGCAGAAAGGCATCAACGTATCGTGGGACTGGCAGGACATGCTGGACGATGCGCACGCCACTGCCTTCACCGTGGCCAAAACCGCCGGCATGGATGTGGTCGGCGACATCTATGCCGCCGTGGTCAAAGCCGCCGAAAGCGGGCAGACCTTGGAGCAGTTCAGCGAGCAGCTGACGCCGGTATTGCAGGCCAAAGGCTGGTGGGGCAGACAGGATATGCCGCACCCGGACACCGGCGAAATCCAAACCGTGCGCCTGGGCAGTCCCTACCGCCTGAAAACCATCTATCTGACCAATATGCAGTCGGCCTATATGGCCGGGCGTTATGCCGAGATGATGGATGCGATAGATACCCACCCATACTGGGAATACGTGGCAGTCAACGACGAGCGCACCCGCGAGACCCACCGCCTGCTGCACGGCAGCGTTTATGCCGCCGACGACCCGGTGTGGGACAGCCTGTATCCGCCCTTGGACTACCGCTGCCGCTGCCGGGTTCGACCCTTGTCGCGCAGCCGTGGGGCAGACCGGGTAAAACCCAGCCCGCAGCTGGAAACCCAAACCGTGGACATTGGCGAGAACCCGTACACCGGCGAAGAACGCCATGCCCTGCGCACCGGCATCCGCATCAACGGCAAATTCGTCGCCCCCAATGCCGGCTTCAATGCCAACCAAGGCAAAGCCATGCTCTCGCGCATGGCTTCGGTGGCGGTGGATAAGGCGCAGGCCGCCCATCCCGATATTGCCCGTGTAGCACTGCGTCAGATGATGGGTAACGAGCGCTTCAAGGCTTCGCTCAATGCCGCCCAGCTGGCTTGGGTAATCGATTTATTGAAAGGATGACGATGCTGGAAATCAGCCTGGACGACGGCGACCTGCAACGCGGCCTCGGCCAACTGTTGCGCAACGCCCGCCACCCGCGCCCGATGATGCGAGCCATTGCCGCCGAACTGCTCAGTATTACGGAAGACAACTTCGAATCCGAAAGCTGGGGCGGCAAAAAATGGCCGGCCAATGCGCGCGGCGGCAAAATCCTGCAAAAGAGCGGGCAGCTGGCCGCCAGCATCCACACCGCCTCCGGCAGCAACTTCGCCCGCATCGGCACCAACAGACCCTACGCCGCCATCCACCAGTTCGGCGGCACGGTCAAAGCCAAAAACAAACCCTATCTGGTATTCAAAGTCGGCGACGGTTTTCGCAGGGTCAAACAAGTCAACATCCCGGCACGCCCCTACCTGCCAATAAGCAAAGGTGGTACACTTCAGGCCGGTGCCGAATCCCGCCTGTTGGATGTCGCCCTCGATGCTTTGGCACGGGGTGTCCGAAAATAAAAAGCGGGCAAATCCGCCCGCTCCGTTTTGTTGCACCCAGTGCAACGTTGTTACAAATTTCCCATTCCCCATCATCCATCCTCATCCAACTTAATCCCATTTATCTCACAGACCCCTTATATTTATCTCACTGGGTTTCACCCGAAAACGATTACCTTCTGATCTCGGTTAAGATCCGAAACAATCGACAAACTAATTCGGCTGCTACTGTTTTCAGTCAGTACAAATGATCTTAGCCCTACCAGATCAAGAATGGTTTGCCACCATAAAATTTTCAAAATAGCGGCATCAGACATCATTCTTTTACCTAATGAGACCTTTGCAAAATCCCCCCCA